GGGTGGATAGCCTAAACACAAGTATGGGCGACCATAGCTTTGAGGAAGGCAATTCTGTTCAGCCAAACCATCGTACACCAAGTCAAGCCAAACAGGAGCTTGGTGAGCTAACTATGAACAAAGAGTTTATGGATGCGTGGCTTAACAAGCAACATCCTGGTCATGATGCAGCGATGGAAAAGAAAGCAGCCCTGTCACGCCTTGTGTCTGGTATTGTCTGATGAGGCAGGTGCGACTTGAAGCTCTGAAATTGGCGGTTGGTCTTGGGTTTCTTCCCAAAATACCTTGCGGCGATCTTAACGCCGTCATCTCTGCGGCGGAAGTTATAGCCCAGTATATAGAGTGCGGACCAGAGTCAGTAGAGACCGAAGCGCCTGTTGCCACAAGCAAGGGACCAAAACAAAAACGCAAGAAACTAGCCTTGTGGGAGTCTACTGACGGCCAGAAAAAAGGTACCGTTGTTAAATTGGAACCAAAGTAGTCTTATTATATTGTTGCGTTCTCGCAACACCTATGGCAATAATGCCTTAGAGCGCACCATTTGGTGTCGAACAGGTAACGCCGATAACCCGAAAGGGCCGGTTATAAAACCCCAGTAGTGGCCCCGCACATAGTGGACAAGCCTGTAGCTTTTGTTTTAACCGACAGAAGGAGAGGTATTGTCCTATGTCAAACGAAGTTTTAGACTGGTCAGTAATTGACTATAAATCCACTGTTGAGCATCTGCTTCAACAGAGGGGGTCTAAATTTCGGGGTTCCGTTATGGAAGACAGCTACCACGGTAAGTCCGGGGCAGCGGTCAACCAGTTAGGCGCGGTTACGGCTCAAGCGAAGACTACTCGTCATGCCGATACACCCCTTATTGAGACTCCTCAAGACAAACGATGGGTTTTCCCCACAGACTACGAGTGGGCTGATCTCATCGACGACCAAGACAAATTGCGTATTATTGCTGATCCAACCTCACCGTATGCTATTAACGGTGCGATGGCTCTTGGCCGCGCAATGGACGATCTCATCGTCACCGCTGCAACAGGCACTAGTAAAACAGGTGAAGATGGGGACACTTCGACAAGTTTCCCTGCTGGACAGACTGCTGGGACCACTTCCGGTGGATTGACAATCGTTAAACTGCGTGAAGCTATGCAGTTACTGATTGCCGCCGAAGTCGATGTGGATAATGAGCCGCTGTACTGCGCTATTGGCGCACAGCAGCACGATGATCTACTTGGACAGACCCAGGCTATTAGCTTGGACTTCACCAACAAACCCGTCCTCGTTGATGGTCGTATCAGGTCTTTCATGGGCTTTAACTTTATTGACAGCCAGCGGTTGGCGCTTTCCGGCACCGATCGTACCGCTATCTGTTGGGCAAAGTCTGGCCTTCACCTTGGAATTTGGAACGATATTGATGTCCAGATTTCAGATCGCGCCGACAAATCTTACTCAACTCAGGTCTACGTCAAAGGAACATTTGGCGCGACCCGTGTTGAAGAAAAGAAGGTCGTCGCCATCACTTGTTCGGAGGCTTAAACGATGGCTACATTTTATAGCGTCCAAAAAACCAAGTGGGATCAGAACACTCCTAAAGAGAAGATCAAGCCCAGTGAAAGCCAAGGTCGGGTTCGCATGTCATATGCTTTATATGAAACATCGTCCACGGCTGCTGACTCTGTGATTGAGATGTTCAACCTTCCGAATGACGCTCGTGTCCTTTCGGGAGAACTTGTGCATGACGCTCTTGGGAGTGGAACGACCCTATCTGTCGGCCACGCAGCCTATAAGAATAGTGCTGGCACAGTAGTGGCTCTTGATGTCGATGAGTGGAAGGCAGCGGCAGCTTCAACTTCGATCACTACGGTCGATATTGTGGCAACCTCTGCTTTAGGTAAAAACACGGTTGTTGATGCCGACCAGGATGGTATCCCCATTACCGTTGTTCTTGCTGGTGGTACTGGAACTGGTACTGTCGAACTCACGATGTATTGGGTCATTGACTAACCTTTACAGGAAGGGGTTGTGGCAATTTCGGTTGCCCTCCCCCTTCCTTCTTTCTTTTGGGAGTTAAAATATGTCTGATTATGAACTTGCGTATAAAACAGCCCCAGAACTGTCGCTAGAAGAGAACGCGCCAGCATCGGGTGACTGGGGTATCCGCTGGGACACAAGTGCTAGTAAGGTAGTGCGGTATGCTGCTGAGAACCTTCTTCATGCCATCGGCGTCAATGCTACGGCTTCTGAAATAGACCAGCACTGCGACGAATCCGGTAATACGGAAATTGTTACGACGACTAATGTCATTCTCGCCGCAGAAAGCGGGAAGACATTTATTCTGAACAGTGCCACTGCGTTTGTTACTACTCTTCCTGCTGTTGCAGCCGGTCTGCGCTTTACTTTTTATGCAGGGGCTACACAGGTTACAGGTGGCAACCACACTATTATCCCAAATGCCTCAAACGATAACACTATCTTTGGTGACTACAATGTGGCTGGTGCCACAGTTCCTGCCTCCGCAGAAGGAAGCATCAACTGGGTTGCCGACACAATGCTGAAAGGCGATAAAGTTGAGGTCTTTTGTGATGGGACTAACTGGTATGTAAGTGGAGGTGCCGCCGCTTCTGGTGGAGTTACCTTTACCACTTAGTCTGAAAATTTGAACGAGGGTTGTTAAATGACCGATGCAGTAAGCATCTGCAACCTCGCCTTGCAGCGGAATGGTGCGAAAGCCATATCGGCGCTGTCTGAAGACACTACAGCAGGACGGGCCTGTAATCGTGTTTATGAACAAGCCCGTGACAGCGAACTCCGCGCCCACCCGTGGAGTTTTGCTCGTCAGCGTGTGAAGGTTGCAGCAGATAGTACAGACCCTGCCTTTGGGTATGCCAAAAGATATGCGATACCTCCTGATTGCCTCCGAATACTCCCTACGAATGGAACTAACGGGACTCCTGCACAGGATGACTGGCAGATTGAGGGAGGGTTTATTCTCACCGATGACGGATCACCGATAAACCTTGTCTATATAAAGAAGGTTACAAACGAGAATACCTTCGACGCCTTGTTCACCGAACTGCTCATAGCTCGTATTGCTATGGATACGGTTGAGAAGATAACGCAGTCAAATAAGAAAAAGGAGGAAGCCCTTTTCCACTACAATGAAGTGCAGCAGGAGGCTCGGCGGGTAAACGGCTTTGAGCGCCCACCACAAGACCCACCGACTGATTCCTGGGTAACTGCGAGACTTTAGGATGGCAAAAGTAAGTGCCATCCAGAACAACTTCAACGGCGGCGAAATTTCATCCCTCTTGTATGGGCGTCCTGACGTTGATCGTTACAAGACGGGACTCAAGACCTGCCTGAACTTTATCCCGTTGGTGCAAGGGCCGGTTGAGCGGCGACCTGGCACGGTCTTTATGAAAGAGGTCAAGACCAGTTCCCTGGCAACTCGCATTGTCCGCTTTGAGTTTTCGACCACACAGGCTTACATCCTAGAGTTCGGTAATCTCTACTGCCGGTTCTATAAGGATAACTCAAACATAATCTCTGCCACATCCACCATTTCCGGTGCGACACAAGCCAACCCTTGTGTGGTTACTGATACTGGTCACGGATATTCAAACGGCGATGAAATCATCATTACAGAAGTTGTCGGGATGACTGAACTGAATAATAAATATTATCTGGTCTCCGGCAAGACAACCAACACTTACAATCTAACCGACATCAACGGAGTTGCCATTAACAGTTCAGGCTTCACCGCATATGGGTCTGCTGGCAAATCAGCGCAGACTATAGAATTGACCACCACCTATGCCACGGCAGACCTGTTCCAGTTGAAGTTCGCGCAGAGCGCAGACATTTTATATGTAACCCATCCCAGTTATCCACCGCGTAAAATATCCCGTACATCTGATATAGCATGGACGATCACCAACATTACCTTTGCTGACGGCCCGTTTCTAAACACAAATGTTGAGACAACCACACTCACACTGTCAGCGACCAGTGGGTCCGTTACTGTTACAGCCTCTGCTACAACCGGCATCAACGGTGGTGACGGCTTTAAGACAACTGACATTGGCAGACTTATTCGCTGGCAGGATGCAGCCGAGAACTGGACGTTCCTGACCATCACCGCTTTTACAGACACAACACACGTTACAGCCACCATTGACGGGCCTGACGCTTCTGCCACTACTGCTACAGCAAACTGGCGGCTTGGGGTCTGGTCAGTAACAACAGGTTACCCTGGGGCCGTTACGTTCCACCAGAACAGGCTCTGCTTTGCCGGTAATACTGAACTTCCGCAGCGTGTGGATATGAGTCGCACAGGTGACTTCGAGAACTTTGCGCCAACGGAGCCTGATGCCACAGTTGTTGATGATAACGCCGTAACCAATAGTCTTTCTGCCGATACAG